AGGGCGACCGCCAGTTCATCCTGTACGCGGCGCAGAAGCTGCTCGCGGCCCGCCGCAAGTTCGTCGAGGAGCACCTGCCGGTCCTGGAGAAGTCGCCGCTGCGCGACCGGTTCAAGAAGCGGCTGGCGAACGGCTCCGAGAGCATCCTGTGGGACACCGGCGCCCTGGACGGCATCACCGCGAACACCGAAACGTCCGGCCACGGCCCGGTGCTCGACCTGGCCTTCGAGGACGAGTTCTGGGCGGCCGAGGACGCCCGCCTCGAGCAGGCGTTCAGCCCGGCGATGGTGACCCGCTGGTCACCGCAGCACTGGCGGGTCTCCACCGAGGGCACCGAGCGGTCCACGTACATGGCCGCGAAGGTCGACCTGGGCCGCCAGGTCGTCGCGTCCGGCGAGGAAACGCAGATCTGCTACCTGGAGTGGTCCGACCACGACGGGGACCGTGAGGACCCGCAGACGTGGCTGCGGTGCATGCCGGCGCTGTGCCCCACCCCGGGCGAGTGCACCTGCTCACCGAACTGGCGCCACACGGTCAGCCTGGAGACCATCGCCGGCGAGCTGGAGAAGTTCCGCTCCGCGCCGGACGAGTTCGACCGGGCGTACCTCAACCGGCGCAAGGGCTCCACCCTGCCGCCGGATCCGAACCTGCCGTCACCAGCGCGGTGGGCCGAGCAGGCCGACGTCCGGGCCCGCCCGGACAAGGTGGTCGCGTTCGGTATCGAGATCCCCCGCGGTCGAGACGCCGCCGCGATCGTCGCAGCGTGGCCCGGCGAGGGCAAGAACCGGCACCTGAAGGTCATCGAGTACCGCGAGGGCATCGAGTGGCTCCCCGGCCGCGCCAAAGAGCTCGCCGAGCGGTGGAACCCCGTCGCGTGGGGCCTGGACGTCATCGGCCCCGTCCGGGCGCTGCTGCCCGACCTCGCCACCGCCGGCCTGGTGATGCCCGACGGCGAACCGGTGCGCGGGCAGCTCGCGTGCCCGAACGTGCGCGACGTCGCCGCGGCCGCCGGGATGGTCGCGACCGGCATCCGCGACGGCTGGCTGTGGCACGAGGACCAGAAGGCCCTCAACGACGCGTACAAGATCGCCAGGACCCGCCCTCTCGGCGACTCGTGGGCGTTCGACCGCAAGGCAGGCGACTGCTGCACCCTCATCGCCGGCACCGCGGCGCTGTGGGCGCTGGAAGACCGCAAGCACCTCCTCGACGAGGTAGGCGCCCCCAACCTGTGGTGAGAGGCAGACCGACGTGCTGAACAACCTCTGCGAAGCCGTCGGGTACGCGCTGCTGATCGGCTTCCTGTACCTGGTGTGGCCACCCCTGGCACTGCTGGGCGCCGGCCTGCTGCTCGTCGTGCTGGCCAACGTCCGCGCGGCCCGCGACACCGGACGCACCGGACGCACCTCAGCGGCCATCGCCGCAGCAGTGGCGGCCGCCCGGCGCGCGTACACCGCTCACTCAGCCCGAACTGCCCGCCGGCGAGCTGCGCCGGGTCGTGTAGTCGCTTCCCCGTCCGCCCGCCAGGGCCGCTGCAACTGAGGAGGTGGCCCCGTTGACGCTGTTCCGCGCCGCGCGGGCCACCGTGCAGGAGTTCCGCAACAACATCGAGAACCCGGCCGTGCCGCTGACGTCGACCACGCTGGCCGAGTTCATCGGCCCCGGCAAAACGTCCGCCGGCGTCGCGGTCAACGAGCAGTCATCGCTGACCGTCATGTCGGTGTGGCGGTCGGTGAACCTGATCGCCGGGACGGCGGCCGGGTTGCCGTTGCACCCGTACAAGGAAGAGGACGACACCCGCGTCCGGGTCGGGCGGGAGAGCCAGGCCGCGCGGCTGCTCGACGAGCCGCACCCCGACATGACGCCGTTCGAGTTCTGGGAGACGGCGTACGTCCACAACCTGCTGTGGGGCAACACCTACCTGCGGAAGGTCAAGAACCGGCTCGGCCAGGTCCAGGAGCTGTGGCCCATCCACCCCGGGCGGGTCCGCGCCGGGCGCACCAGCACCGGCGAGAAGGTTTACCAGCTCGACGGCACTGACCGGGCGTGGACCGACGAGGAGATCCTGCACATCCCCGGGCTCGGCTACGACGGGGTGTGCGGCTGCAGCCCGATCCGGCTCGCCCGCGAGGGCCTGGGCCTGGCCAAGGCGGCCGAGGAGTTCGGGGCCCGGTTCTTCGCCTCCGGGTCGCTGATGTCCGGCATCCTGCAGACCGAGCAGCGCCTGGACAAGCCGCAGGCCGACGCGCTGAAGGCGCAGTGGAAGGCCAAGGTCTCCGGCCTCGGCAACGCCCACGACGTCGCCGTGCTCGACTCCGGCGCGAAGTTCCAACAGATGTCGATCCCGCCCGGCGACGCTCAGTTCATCGAGTCCCGCGGCTTCCAGGTCACCGAGGTCGCACGCATGTTCGGCATCCCGCCGCACATGCTGATGCAGACCGAGAAGAGCACCAGCTGGGGCACCGGCATCGAGCAGCAGGGCATCGGCTTCGTCACGTACACGCTGCGGCCCTGGCTGAACCGCTTCGAGCAGCGCATCACGAAGCTGCTGCGCCCCGGCTCGGTGTACGCCCGCTACTCCGTCGAGGGCCTGCTACGCGGCGACAGCGCCGCCGAGTCCGCCTACATGACGGCGATGTGGAACATCGGCGCCCTGTCCACCAACGACATCCGCCGGCTCAAGGAGCAGACCCCCGTCGAGGGCGGCGACGTGCGGTACCGGCCGCTGAACATGGGCGTGCTCGGCGAAGCCGACCCCGCCCCGGCTCCCGCACCGGCACCTGATCCGGGCGATGACACCGCCACCGCCGACGAGGAAGAGGACCAGGACGATGCCTCGCAGGACTGAGAACCGCTACCGCTTCCGCGGCTCCATCGCCCCGACCAAGGACGTCAAGCGCCCGGTCCGCGCCGAGGTCGACACCACGGACAGCACCATCGGCAAGCTGCACATCGACGACGTCATCGACTCGTGGGGCGGCTACTGGGGCATCTCCGCCAAGGAGTTCAACGAGGCCCTCGACGGGCTCGGCGACGTCAACGAACTCCACGTGCACATCAACAGCCCGGGCGGCGAGGTGTGGGAGGGCATCGCGATCCTGAACTCGCTGCGCCGGCACCCGGCCACCGTCACCGCGGTCATCGACGGGCTCGCCGCGTCCGCCGCGAGCTTCATCGCGGTCGGCGCCGACAAGACCATCATGGGCCGCAACACCGAGATGATGATCCACGACGCGTGGGGCATCGCGATCGGCCCGGCCGCGGACATGCGGGCGATGGGCGAGCGGCTCGACAAGCTCAGCGACAACATCGCCAGCATGTACGCCGACAAGGCCGGCGGTGACACAGGCAAGTGGCGCGGTTTCATGCTCGAGGAGACCTGGTACGACGCCGACGAGGCGGTTGCCGCGGGCCTGGCCGACGAGGTCGAGGGCGCCGCCGCCGGCGACGTGCCGGACGACGAGATCATCGCCAACGCGTTCGACCTGTCGGTGTTCAAGCACCCCGGCCGGGCCGCCGCCCCGAAGCCAGCCAACGTCCGCCGCCCAGCTGCCCTCCAGCTGCCCGCTCCGGAGCCGGCCGCGGCCTGCGACCGGCAGGACCGCATCACCGCACGCCGCCAGGAAAGGCACCGCCGCGCCGCGTCACGCGGCTGACCTCGTCACGCTTCCATCCGGCGCCGCGCCGGTGGTTCCGCATGCTCACGGAAGGAATGCACATGCCAACAGCTCAGGATCTCCGCGAGCAGCGGGCCAACGTCTGGTCCCAGATGACGGAGATCATGGACCTCGGGACGCGCACGGCCGACGACGACAAGAAGTACGACCGGCTGGAAAAGGAGTACGACAAGCTCGACTCCGACGTCGACCGGCAGGAGAAGCACGAGCTGCGGGCCGCGTCCAACGCCCGGCTCGACCGCTCCGGCGTCGTTCCGCCCGGCGACGACGAGGACGACCTCAACGAGGGCGACAAGAAGTACGCCAAGGCCTTCACCAACTACGTGCTCGGCGGCAAGGACGCCCTCGCCCGCGAGGACCTGATCCTCATGCGGGGCAAGTTCTCGCAGATCAAGAACGCGGCCGGCGTCGCCAGCGGCGCGGCCGGCGGCTACCTGGTGCCCCCGGAGTTCCGCGACATCATCGTCGAGACGATGAAGTGGTACGGCCCGATGCTCGACGAGGCCGAGGTCATCACCACCGACAGCGGCGCGGACCTGCCGTGGCCGACGAACGACGACGTGGCGAACGTCGGCGCGATCCTCGCCGAGAACACGGCGATGACCGAGCAGGACGTCACCATCGGCACGAACAACATCGGCGCGTACATGTACACGTCGCGGCTGGTCCGGGCGTCGTACCAGCTGATGCAGGACCGTGAGGACTTCGCCCGGTGGCTGGCCCGCAAGCTCGGCGAGCGCATCGGCCGGATCTGGAACCAGCACTTCACCACCGGCACCGGCACCGCCCAGCCCGACGGCATCGTCACCGGCGCC